CAGAGCGTGCACAGAGCAACACAATCTCACAGACAGACAGACAGACAGACAGACAGACAGACAGACAGACAGACAGACAGACAGACAGACAGGCTCATCATTTGCACGAATACAACAGAATGTGCGGTCTCTGTGAGTATGCTAAGAGAAAAAATGAAAAACAAGCAAGGTGGCTCAAATCAGAGATTGCTCAAAATGCTGGGCAAACTGGAGAGCAACAAGATCAAGATGGTGAATATCCCTGACAGGTCAAAATATGATTTTTCAAAATATCAGTTTTTGCTCAGAGCTCCTTTTAATGTCACAGCAAAATGTTGCAATGTGATGAAAAAAGCACCCTCACATGAGTATTACAAGCAAACAGGAAAAAAGCCCATTATTGCAACAATGGCTGATGAATCCCAGCTCAGATTGCAAGACTGGCTCTCAAAAGGTTGTAATGCGTTTGATTCAAAAATACCAACATCAAAGCCTCTGTCATTTTGGACTGAGCAAGACATTTTGCAATATATCAAACAAAATGATCTCAAGATTGCATCTGTCTATGGTGACATTGTGCCTGACATGGAGGCAATCAATGAGGCTGATGGGCAAATCAGCATCAATGACATTCTGGGTTTGCCAAACAATTACCCTCTGAAAACATCAGGATGCAAAAGGACTGGATGCATGTTTTGTGGTTTTGGATGTCATCTAAACAATGACCAGAGATTTGTGATGATGAAAAAGACACACCCAAAACAATATGATTACATCATGAGACCAGCTGATCAGGGCGGTCTCAATTACAAGGAGATCATTGACTGGCTGAATGAAAACGGCAATTTAAACATCAAATATTGATATGATATACTGATTATGTGTTGCAAAGACACATCCTGATTTCCTGATTTGCTGAAAAGGTCATCTGTTTGCCAGATGGCTTTTTCATTTATATCAAATGAGCTCCAGCACTAATGCCAGAGCTCAAATGATATGGATGATTCTAAGATTAAAGCCTGATTACAAGTTAGATGCTTTGAGCTCAGATTGTAATTGCAATTATAGGCATAATTGCCCTTTGTGAAACACAAAAGGCAAAGATCACAAGCTGAGTGCTCATCACTCATCATGTAGCAATCACATCCTGTGTGGGCTTGTCTCACTCATGTAACCCAGAGACACCATCACAGCCTTTTGACATAGTCACCATGCCCAGCCACACTCTGTTGTTTTGAATCAGTCACAGTGTATCCCTGATTTGACAGATGACCATGTGTGATTGCAAACATGGTGCACCACATTGATTTTACGCATGAGGCTCAATGACACCCTTGTTTTTGTTTATACTGTTTTCAATTGCCTCAAACAGTCAGCTCAGATGAGCTTGTTATATATTCACTTGTATCAAGTATATTATCACCCTCAAAATGCTTGTCAATGCCTTATTTTTAGGGCTTTTAGGGGTTTTCCATATACTCAATAAAAGGTTTTTAGTTTTTAGTAAAATTTTATTGCAAACACAAAAAAGAATGTTATCATAAAATTGTGTTTTCAGCACAAATCTGTTTGAGAGGAGGGCATGAGATATGACTGTGATTCAATTGCACAAAAAGGTCAATCAGGTATTTCCAAACCTGATTGCTGAGCTTGCAAGAGTGGGCATGAGCAAGACAGAGCTGGCACATGAGGCTGGTTTGTCTGTGAGCTCTGTGTATTACAAATGCAACGGCTCAGCACAGTGGAAATTGTCTGACATGGAAAAGATCAGCAATGTGCTTGAGATGCATGGAGCTCAAGACACATCAATCAATTATCTGTTTAAAAAATATGACTGAGGAGGCATGATGTAATGGCAATTAAAAAGACAGCTGAGGAGCTGGCACAGCTCCAGACAACTTTTAACAAACTTTTATCGGTAGATGTCAGCAAGCATGTGGAGATCAAAGACACAGGCAAGACAAAGCTGAGTTATCTGTCATGGGCATGGGCATGGGCTGAGGTCAAATCTAGATGCCCAGATGCAACATATGAGATCATCAAATTTGATGGCTTGCCCTATGTGTATGATGATGACACAGGATATATGTGTTATACAACAGTGACCATTGATGACATCACACATGAGATGTGGTTGCCTGTCATGGATGGCAACAACAGAGCAATGAAAAATCACCCATATGATGTGTATTTCAAAAACGGCTCAAAGGTGACAATCCAGCCAGCCACAATGTTTGACATCAATAAAACCATCATGAGATGTCTGACAAAAAATCTGGGCATGTTTGGTCTGGGCTTGAGCTTGTATGCTGGAGTTGATCTAATTGATTTTGATGGTGATGAGATCAAGGACAACAAAAAGACATCAAAGAGCACAGCAAAGCCCACAGAGAGCAAATCTGAGGCTCAGGCGGTGTTATCTGAGCCTGTTGAATCTCCAGCACAGAAAAAAGCACACACAAAACTTGAAACACAGGCAATTGCTGATGAGTTTTTTGCAATGTGTGATGATTTTCACAAAGACAAAAAAGAAATGTGCATCAAATACAAGCTCAACTCAAAGAGCACATATGATGACTTTTCAGAGGCAATGGCAAAGCTGAGATATGACATGATCAAGGAGGCATGAGATGCAAGATTCAGTGAGTAAAGACAGAGAAAAATATATCGGAGGCTCTGACATTCCTATTATCATGGAGCTGTCACCCTTTAAGTCAAGATTTGACTTGTTGCTTGAAAAAGCTGGGCTCAAAGAAAATGATTTCACTGGGAATGTGTTTACAGAATACGGCAACAAGATGGAGGGCAAGATCAGAGATTTTATCAATGCTGGTCTGATCTCTGACTTTGTTGAGGGCAAGCACATCATTGATGTGCCAGCTGAGATGACAGAGCACCCAAACGGCATGCAAATCAGATGTCACACAGATGGTGAGTGTGATGATATTGTGCTTGAGATCAAGACAACGGCACAGACATTTGATTCACTTGATGATTATGAGCTTTATCTGGTGCAAATTCTCTTTTATATGTATTGTACTGGCAAGAGCAAGGGCTTGCTGGCTGTTTACAAGAGACCAGATGACATGAGTGAGGAGTTTGATGAGGCAAAGCTCCAGCTATTTCCTTTTGACATCAGTGATTTTCCAGAGCTGGTCAACAGAATCATCAAGGCGGTGGGTAGATTTCTTGATGATTTACACAAGGTCAAGTCAAACCCTATGATCACAGAGGAGGAGCTGTTGCCCTCTGACATCACAGAGATCACATCCCAGATAATTGCCTTTGAGCAACAGCTGGAGAGAATGAAATATCTTGAGAAAAAGATCAAGTCAGAAAAAGACAGGCTCAAGACAGCAATGGAGAGTGCTGGTGTGCCCAAATGGGTGACACCAAATGGATATAAGATCACACTTGTTGCTGACAAGCCAGACAAGGCTGAGACTGTTGATAACTTTGATGCTGAGAGATTTATGGCTGAAAATCCTGAGCTCTGGAAAAAATACATGGTCACAAACACTGTGATCAAAAAAGGTAAAAAAGGTTATGTGCTGATAACAGCACCCAAAAAGGAGGATTGAGCATGAATTATTTAATCATTACTGATGAGATCAAGCTGTGTCTTGCACTGATGATGGATGATGCTGACAAGCTCCAGCTCATTGATGCTCTCACAGACTTTATAAACAACAGGGCTGTTGATGAGGCTGACATGTATGCTCAGACAAGGATAGCATTTGTTTATCTCACATCTGATGAGGCATGCATTGCAAAGATGACATACAAAAAGGAGGCATGAGATGGATTTTGAGATTTATGAGAGCACAGAGGGCAAAAAAAAGCGGTTTTTTGTTGTGCCTATGGGCAAATATCTGTCAGATGATATTGTCAGATGTGCAAAGAGGTTTTTTAAGGTCTCAGCTGACAAGCTGGCTCTTGACAATGGTTATGTGATAAATGATGAGCTCTGGATTGATGAGAGACCAAAGGGCTCAAAGCCAGTTTTTGTTGTGTCTGTTGACACATCATTCAAACACAAATGGGGGGTGATCAAATGACATGCATAAACATGACAGCTGTTATCATATGTGGCATTATCTGTCTCACTCTCATTGTGCTCTGTGCAATCCCAAACAGGAAAAGGGCTGAGACATTACCTGACAAGCCAGAGCCTCACAGAGAGCCACACAGAGCCTTTGAGGGCATGCCAGACACTCTGACAATAGATGCTCTCAACAAGACTTGCATTGCATATGAAAATGAGCTCAAAGCAAGGATGTCTGAGGCTGAGTTTTATGAGCTTGTCAACAAGATTGCCAGAGAGACATTTACTGATCAGGTGCTTGCAATGCCAAATGAGGAGTTTAGAGAGCTAATACTCAATCACTTTGACAGCATCACAGGCTCAACAGATAAAACAGAGATTCACATTGATGATGATGAGGATGGTGACACATGAGCAACAAAAAAGATCACAAAGAGATGGTCAAGATGATTTTAGAGAAATACCCTGTTGCCAGAGATTCTGATTTCAGACTGTATGGCTTTGTGTGCCTGTTGCTTTGCCCTGATACACTTGACATGTCATTCAGATATGTTTTGTGGAATCATGCAAAGCTGGGCATGCCCTCATATGAATCAGTCACAAGGGCAAGGAGAAAAATGCAAGAGCTTTACCCACACTTGAGAGGCAAAAACTACAAAGCAAGGCAAGAGAGGGCTCTTGATTATCATAATGAATACAGTCATGGAGGTTGAATATGAATAGCATTCATTTAATGGGTAGATTCACGGCTGAGCCAGAGATCAGAGAGGCAAATGACAACAAGTATGTCAAATTCTGTCTGGCTGTTGATAGGCGGTCAAAAGACAAGAAAACTGATTTTATTGATTGCATTGCATGGAATAAAACAGCTGAGATCATTTGCAAGTATTTCAACAAGGGCTCTCAGATTCTCATTGCTGGCAATCTAGAGACCAGCACATATGAGAGAGATGGCAAGAATGTCAAGTCATACTCTGTCAGGGTAAATGAGGTGTATTTCACCAGCACAAGCTCAAGCAAGGAGGAGGGCAAGAGCTCTGATGATGAGGGTGACAGCATCAGCATGCCCTTTGAGGTCTGATGAGCAAATATGGCAATTATAAGACACTATACAAAGGGCTCAAATTTGATTCTGTGCGTGAATGCGAGTATTACATCATTTTGCATGAGCAAGAGAAAAAAGGTGAGATTACTGACTTAAAAAGACAGGTCAAGTTTACTCTCCAGCCAGCATTTGAGCATCATGGCAAAAAGATCAGAGAGATTGCATACTTTGCTGATTTTACATACTATGACAAAGATGGCAATTATCACATCATTGATGTAAAGGGCATGAAAACTGAAGTTTACAAGCTCAAGAAAAAGCTGATGCAATACAAAGGACATGACATTGAGGAGGTCTGAATGAAAAATCAAGAAAAGCATATGTTATATAATCGCATTATTGACATGCAAAATGAGCTGGATTTGCCAGAGTGCTTTGAGCTGTCAACAGAAAAGATGAAAAAGCCAGAGACCATCAAGATGCTTGTTGATAAGATTGTCTGTTATGATCTCAACATGGGTGATGCATATGTCATTCTGGAATTTATCAAGCAATGGCTCTTGATGCAAGATTGTGTTGATGATGTCAGCACAACAGAATCAACACCAGCTGAGACTGACTTTGCAACAGGTGAGATCATCACCAGAGGTGATAACAATGGCTGATGTCAAAGCATACACTGTTGCAATAGGCAATTTTACACCATTTACAACAAACCCAGCTCTGTTTGCTGATCAGCAAAGAGTGCTCAATCTTATTGCCAGCTGTGATGGCTTGTATGGTGTGCATCCAGAATATCCCAGAGGCACACTAATACTTTTTGACACCAGAGCTCATGCTGAGACAGCCAGAGCAAAGCTCAATGAGCTGGGTGTCATCACAGGTCACAACATCTGTGAGGTGTTTATTGATGAAAAGGATGCAAGACATCTCTGACAATGCTATAATTTAAGAGCCTTATTTGTAGGATTCTTGCATCAAACACTCATGAGCCCTTTGATTTGGTAGGTCAGAGGGCTCAAAATTTGCTTTATTTCAGAAAACAGCCTATTATGACAAATATGGGCTGTTTTTTCATGCGTAACAACAAAGGAGGCATCAAACATGGAAAAAACAAACACAAATCTTGTTGAATGGTGCAAAAAGCATCTGGGTGACTATTACTGGTTTGGATGCTGGGCACAGATGTGCTCAAAAAAACTGTATGAGAGCAAAAAGGCTCAATATCCAAAGTATTACACAGCAAAGGACTTTGCAAGCCAGATTGCAAACCCTAAGCCTTGCATGGACTGTGCTGGGCTCATCAAAGGTTTTTGCTGGGCAAAGGACATGTCAGATACAAACCCAAAATACAATGCAAAAACTGACTATGGTGCAACAGCCTTTTATGATAACGCAAAGGAAAAGGGCAAGATCAGCTCATTTCCTAGACATGCTGGCATGCTGGTCTTTAAAGGCACAGACAAGAGCAAGTCACATGTGGGTGTATATATAGGCACTGAGGGTGGCACAGAGTATGTTATTGAGGCAAAAGGTCACAAGTATGGTGTTGTCAAAACAAAATTCAGCACAGCTGACTGGAAATACTGGGCACAGAGCAATCTGATCACGGATGACACACAGAATCCTCAGCCAGCTCCTCAGCCAGCACCAGCACCAGAGCCACAGCCAGCACCTCAGCCCACAGCTGACAAATACAAGGTCACAACAAAGACAGGTGCATCTCTTGCTCTGAGAAAATCAACAAAGACATCATCAGCTCTTGTTTGCTGGATGCCAAACGGCTCAGAGATCACTGTTGATGGCTTTGCAACAGGTCAGAGTGTCTATGGCTCAAACCAGTGGGCTCATGCTACATACAAGGGTAAATCTGGTTATTGCACAGCAACAAGAATCACAAAGATATAAGGAGGCACAACATGAAAAGCTATATTTTCACAAAAGAATGGTTTATCAAGGCTGGCATCAGAGCTCTCAAGACTGTTGCACAGACAGCCATTGCCACAATAGGCACATCATTTGTGCTCTCTGATGTAAACTGGATTGTGGTGGGCTCAGCATCCTTGCTGGCTGGCATCATCTCACTCTTGATGTCAATTGCTGGGTTGCCTGAGCTGGATGATGGAGAGAGCTGATGGCAAGGCTCAAAGCATGCTCTGTGTGCGGTAGAATACACGGCACAGACATCAAATGCTATAAACCAGATAAGAGAGCTGATCATGAGCACATGCTCAGACAGAAAAACAAATGGCACATCAAATCTCTTGACATCAGAGAGAGATCACATTATCTCTGTGCTGTCTGTTTTGATAAAGGCATTCTCTCCAGCAATATTCTTGAGGTGCATCACATCACAAAGCTCAGAGACAATCCTGATGGCTTATTAGATGATGAGAATTTAATTTGTCTATGTGCCAGCTGTCACAAAGAGGCTGATGCTGGCAACATAGATGCTGATTATCTCAGAGAGCTTGCCAGAAAAAGAGACAATCACCAGCTGTGATGACAAAAAGGCATCCCCCTGTGCATTTTTAATGCAAATTTAAATGCTTTTTCAAAAT